TCAATCTTCTTCTTTCGCAGCTTCGGCATCCTGCGCGATAAGGGCGATCAGTGCGTTTTGCTGGCGGTGGGCCAGCTGGCGAAAGCGTTGCAGCAGTTCGCGCTCGTGCAGCGACAGTTCCGGGCTGTCCAGGCGCATTGCGGAATCGTCATCAAGCGCACCTTCCTGAAGAAGGCTTTGCTCTAGCCGAGCAATGATCTCGGAGTTCATGCTTCGATGATGGTTCCGGGCAACCTCTGCAATGCGCTCTCGCATTCCGTCCGGGAGCCGAACCACGAATTTGTCAGCCGTGCGGCTGGAGTAAACTGCCTGCTTCATTGGGCGCATATTAAACCGGTTAGTCAGGTGGGCGATGGTGGCTTATTGCCGTTCTAGTCACCGGTCTGACACCAAACAGCAGATGCTGTTCCACGACCTGCGAAAAAGATGCTGGACAACTTAATGACGCCAATTATACGGCGACAAAAGTTGGAGTAAAGACTCTGTGGTGGCCAATAGCCTTTATTGTGATCCAGCGCTTATCTCGTATGCGTGGTTCGTCTAGCGCAGCACTGGATCGAATTTGATTCGCCGACCTAGCAGCAGCGTAATCGTAAACAGCACCGCGAATACCACTGTGCCGCCTGTGACAAGCGTATCCCAGAACTCAGAAAGGGTTGAGCCGATACTCAGGGCGCCGCACAGCATGCCGAGCGCAAGGAATAGATATCCGTAAATAGACATTTTGATCTCCGATAAAGCCTGCATGCAGCCATCTTGGTCTAGAAAATCCAGCGCTGCGCCTGAGCGGGCTTGCTTTGGGCGTTGCTGCTAATGGTGCTCGCCCGCACAGAAAGCCTAGGTGTGGTCACCTGGGAGGGGTCCGATACTGTCTTCAGAAGGTCCGTTGTCGGCATGGTCTCAAGCAGCGGAATTGCGACAGCGGCCAAAAGGGCGGTACTGAGCAGGTAGGCTGGGCGTAGCATCGGCGTCTCCTTCGCGTTACGGTCAGGTAATTAAGCACCTCTCATGCCAACAGATAGTTGGTAAATAATCGTTATATATCAATGTGTTAACCTTTCTTTTCAAATTTGCTCAGTGCGCTTTGCAAGATTGCCGCTTCTCGGTCATGCAAAATGCAATAGGTGGTGTGTGTTGTCATGGCCAACCATTGGGCATTGCTGCTTTATAAATGCGCGGGCATGACAAACGAGCCAATGCTCGCTAACATGCTGCCGCCCGCGTGTCCCAGTAGCTCAATTGGATAGAGCATCCCCCTCCTAAGGGGAAGGTTGTGAGTTCGAACCTCGCCTGGGACACCATATAATCCGGGGCTTGCAGCGTATCTCCTTACTAGCTTCCGCTCTCCATACCAGCAGCATACCAGCAGCTAACGCGACGCTCCTACAGGCCAAGCTGACTAACGATGACGGCTGGATCTGTCCCCCGCTGCAGGGCTCGTCGAACGTCCCTGGTAATCTGGTCGATAGCCTCGTTCTCTAGCTTCTCTGCCAATCGACACGCCTTTTTCACGATTAGAACCGCGAGTTCAGTCGGAATCTTGGTGGTTTCTTGCTCTGGTCGGCCGTAAGCGATAGTCATGGGTTTCTCCGGTTATCGTTTGGTGCGGCCGAACTTACGGGCAGCTATAGCCAGCTGGCGGAGTCCGTCAGACGGCCCTTCTATAGTGACTGGCTCGCCACCGCCGAAGCTGATGTCGATGCTCCCCATATGCGAAGCACTGGTGTCCAGACGGTCGCGACCGTGCCGACCATTCCGCCGTCAGCAAAGCGCGGGATGGGCAGCCCTTTGTTTATCCAATCCAGGTTCGGTAACCCCAGCTTGCGTACTGCAGCCGCCCGAATGACGTACTCGCCATTGGAGAGCAGCGCCGGGATGCTATCGCTGGTTCCGGTGCCGGGGCCTCGGATGTAGCCGCCAGTGGCGAACTGGGGCAAATCCGGTACGTCGCTGCTTACTGATGCGCCCTGGCCTGTAACGCTAACCGGTATTGTCAGACGCTTTTTCAAATCTGCAGCCAGCGCGTCCACCATTTGCTTGATCGCTGCGTCGTCAGCGTCCGAATACTCGAACCCGACCTTCACCTTTGGCACGTTCTCGATCTTGCTCTTGAGCGAGTCGATGCTGCTGCCAATCTGTTCAATGCTCGCCTGAGCCTGCTTCTGCTGCAGATCGTTCGCAGCCAAGGCGATCTCTTGAAGCTCCTGCTTAATGCCCACGAAACCATAGGTATTCACGCCTGATGCTTCCAGCTCTTCGAGAATCGAAAGTGCTTGCCTGGCCTGCGTAAGGGCTCGCTCGCCGTCCTGCCCACCGAGAGCCTGTTTCGCTCCCACTTTCAGGTCCATCGCACCGCTGAAAGTCGGGTCCCCAGCAGCACCGGAGCGCGTCTTGGCGATTGAGCTGGAAAACTCTTCCTCAATCTTCAGGCGGTCGGCCTTAAGTCGCTCCATTGCAGTGTTGGCCGATTTCTGAGCCTTCTCTTCGGCTGCCAGGTTGCTCCGCAGATCTTTAAGGCTTTGGCCTTTCAGGGTCGCCATTCGGGCGTTATGCGCTTGCTCCTCGGCAGAGATCTCCTGATTGATACCTTTTCGTTCGTCGAGCCGGTCACGCAGCGCCTGGATCTGCCGACGCGTTTGGCGCTCTTCAGCATCAATCGATTCCTCGGTGACGCCGCGCATTTGCAACGCCATTTTTTCGAACCAATTACCGTTCTGAAGCTTCTTCCGCTGGTTGTTGAGCTCGCGCAGATTGTTGATCTGCAGCGAGATAGCAGTGTTGAGGCCGCCGATCGTTTGCTTCTCTTCCCTGAAGTGATCGGCGAACTCTCCGCTCGAAACCTTCGCCATTGCCGAGGCCAGATCATTCATGGCCTGGGTCGCCTTCTGGGAGGCCCCGGTCATCTTGTCGAACGCGCCGACCATCTCGACGGCGGAGTTTGATAGCTGCTGACCGGAAGCGCCGAACGTTTCGCCCATCTCGGCCGCTTCTCGGGTCAGCTTCGGCAGCTGGTCAAGCAGCGCACCCGATACAACCTCTGCCGTGAGCTCACCGGCTCCCGCCATTTCTCGGAGCTTGCCAACCGGAACGCCTATCGAATCCGCTAGTGCCTGCATCAGACGCGGCGCCGCCTCGGCCACGCTGTTGAACTCCTCACCTCGGAACGCGCCGGCACCGAGAGCCTGGGAGAACTGGGTGATTGCGCTTTCAGACTCAGCAGCCGATGCACCCGAGATGCGCAGCGCCTTCGTCATCGCCTCGGTGATCTTCGCAACGTCGTCCTGGCTGCGTCCGGCTTCGCGGAGCACTGGAGTCAGGCGGGCATAAAGCTGCGTCACCGCGGTCAGAGAGGCCCCGTTCTCGTTGGCTATGCGCCGCACGTCTTCCAGCGCCTTGTTGAACTCTTGCTGTGAGTCGGTGGCAAGCTTCAGACGGGCCTGAAGCTGGTTGCTTTCATCGGCTAGCCTGGCGTAGCCCTTGGCTGCCCCAACGACGGCGGCACCGGACAGCAGCGCGACCAGTGCCTTGCCGTTCGCAGCCATCCGCTTGTTCATCGTCTCAAGCTGGGTGTTTACCTCGTCGAATGCCTTCTTCGAGTTGTTTTTACCGTCGATGACCAGCTGGGTTTTGATCGTGCTCATTGGATTGAGCCTCCGAGCTCATCGATGTGGAGCTGCTTGGCCATTTGGAGGGCTCTTTTCCAAGCCTCAGGCTCACGGGCTAGGGCTTTCTCAATCTCATGCCGTGAGCGGGCAACGTCGGCAGGGTCCATGTAAGGGGCGCGCTCTTCTAGCTCAATCAAGGCGGCACGCAGGATCTCGTCGAGCGTGGCTTCATCAGTAGGGTCAAGGTAATCAATGGTCATGGTCGTTTCCGTCGTTGGTGACCAGGCGCAGCGGCTCACCGAGCCCGACGCGCTGGACGATTCGTAGGGAGAGAGGGTCGCCGGCTTCGGCGTCGGCAAGGATCTCGGCGGCTAGCGCGTACAGGTTTGCCCGCCACTCGATTGCGCGTCGGGCTTCGGCGATCTGCTCTTTCGTCATGGTTAGCCAAGATCCGCGAATGGGTTGGTCTTCTTCTGCCTGGTGCCGGAGCCAATACGCGCCCGGGATTCAGGATCTAGGTATAGGTCACGCTCGGTTAGGCGCAGCTGGGCCAGCTTTGAAGCGGGGAAAGCAGCTGGATCTGCCCGAAACTCAGCCTCGATACAGCAGTACCGGGCAAGCTTGGCGGCGTCGGCCTGGGTATAGAGGTTGCAGCGGGCCATAACCGCCTCTACTTCGCGCCATACGGCCAGTTGGGGGCCTTTCAGGTAGTCCGGTGCTGTTGGATAGCCAGCGGCCGGGGGTTCGTACCCTTCGGCCTTCAAACCGTGCCGGTCTGCTCTATAAGTGCCCTTCAGTTTGAGCACGTTGTCAGGGGTTCGCCGGTTAGCCATCAGTCACCGTCCGGAATGTTTGAAGTGACGACGTGGAAAAGAGGCTCCCCCCGTCGTTCGGGCAGCCGATCCATTCAGCTTTTCACCCGCCCCCTGCCTCACAGGCCAGCGATGGAGCTCTTCTAGGGCTTTCGTTGATGCCTGGTAGTGGTACGGCGGCGTCTCGCTTGTATGGTCGCTGTGGAGCGTTCTAGCTTTGTAGATATGCAGGAAGTCGAGCAGATCGTTCCGTCGCATAATGTCTGCCTCGATTGATGATTAGGTGCCTGCCGCCAGCGCCGTTTGCATTCGGCTAGGAATCTGCTGCGCAGGCTGTCGCGGTTCTTTTTCCGCCTGGTGACTCACGACTTTACCCAGGGCCGGATTTCCCTCGCGGGCCGCTCCGGCAGCGGTACCAACCCGTCAACTCACGGGGTAGGGTTCAGAGCTACGCTCAGCACAGCACCGGGGGCGAATACAGCCAGACCGAAACGTCCCTCGGCCAGAATGGTGGTCTGGTTTGTTACGAAGTTGTCCCTATCCTCACGGCTTGCCATGACAGTGACTTGCTCACGGTCCAGGAGCGCGACTTGAGAGGTATCCATGACCAGAGCAGTACCGACGGTAATGCCCGGCGCGGTCACGACCGGCAGGCCCCAAAGGTTCTGGCCGGACGGGTCACGAGGGGAGCCGAGCACGTACTGGCCGTTGCCTGTTTCGGCGCGCTCGGAAGCGATGGCAAACCAGTCGGCGGGGTGCATCACGATTACAGACGGGTTCCAGCCAGCGGCCTCCAGGGCGGTCTTGGCTTGGCCGACACGATCAGATGCGTGGGTGGCGGTTGGGGTGTAAGCGGTGGCCTGCAGCTCAAGGCCGAGGATGTGGCCAGTAGTACCATCACCTTTCATCAGCTCCGCCTCGAGCTTGGCCTGGACGCCGTAGCGCAGCAGGTTGTCGAGCTGATTCTGCAGTGCCGGCGCGTCAGAAAGAATCTGATTCGAAGCGCGCACCCAATGCGCAATGGTGATGATGTTGGCGTTCTTCACTTCGAAGGCGGGCGCGGACTCTGCCTTCAGGCTGCCTTCGGTGACTTGCACAGCGGCACCGTTTGCCGCGGTGGCCAAGCTCATAAACTCGAACGATGAGCTGTTAACCGGTACGACTGGCAGCAGATCCAGAAGCGACAGACGCACCTGCGGATTATTGAAAAGGCCGGGGGCGCGTTGCGGTTGTACGTCAACTCCGGCGCTAGTTAAGGCCTTGCGCAGGGACGGAAGATCGCCGTTGCTGAGCACCACGCGGCCGGTGCTGTTGGCGCCATCGCGCAGGCTTTCGAGTTGCTTCGACTCAATGAACGAGTCAACCGGGCTGGACTTGCGGCCGAACGATCCTGGCTCGATATCCCCGCCGCGGCGCGCCATCTTCTGCTCGAGATCTTCGATGCGTGCAGTTACGCCCTTAACGCCCTTGGTGAGTTCGTCTTTCATGGTTGCAACTGCGGCGCCGTGCTCTTCCAGGGCCTTGGTGATGATTTCAGTGGTCATGCTTATTCCTCAGCGCTTTTGAATGAGCGCAGTGATGTTTTTGATTTGGGCCGCGACCGCGGCAAGGTCTCGCTCTTGTTCTTCCGCTTCCTCGCCATCCCGGCCAGAGAGAGCGGGCCACGCCAAGCCGGTGAGCGTTTTGGCTTGGCGGCGTGAGAGACCCAGCGCATCGCGCACTAGGCCTTCGAAATCTCGAGGTGATTCGCAGTCGGACAGGCACTTCACGGAGCGCACCACGGCGCCCGGGTTAGCCGGCACGCTGACCAGCGATATCTCGGTCAGGTCGACGCCTTTGAAGTAGCGAATCCCGTCTTTGTTGTAGACGTCTGAGGCCTTCGCCTGAAACCCGATCGACAGGCTCAGCGCTCTGGACTTGAGCAGGGCGTATGCCTCAGCAGCTCGCGGGATTGAAAGCTCGAGCTTGCCGTGGGCCTCTAGACCCTGGCCGGTATCTTCAAGGCCAAGCCACGCACCGATAGGCTCGTCTCCTTTGTGCTGCCAGAGCATCGCGGGCATCGAGCCCAGTTCGGCGTGATCAGTCAGCGACTTGTCGAATGCGCCTGGCAGGATCATGTCTCCGTGACGGTCGACCTTCGCGTAATCCCAAGCGACTGCGGAGAACTCCCCTGATTCGCCGAGACCCTTCAGCTGCATAGGCAGGTCGAGCGTCAGCTTCATTTGTCGAGCCCCTTGATTACCGGGGCTAGGACTTTCTCCAGCAGATCCTCATGAGCTTTGCGGGACGCATCGAGGCCGATCAGGAGTGCGGCGGCGTCTAGGTTTCCCAGATCCGCCTGCGACCGAACGAAGTCCATCGCCTTGTTGATCTCTGCCTTAGTCGGTCGACGCTGACGGCCCCTGGTCGGGATTGGATGGGTCATTTTGTAAAGCCTCGATATGTCGTGTTTGGCGTCATGTCGTCGCCTGATGCACGTATATTAGGCTTTATTTACGGGGCGTAAACCTCGATATTTCGGGGCCTCCAGCCAATCTGTCCGGCTTTGTCCGGACTTGTTTCGACATGAAAACTGCAGCGAATAAACCCGACGAACGGTCATCGTTGGGCGGGCGAGTGAGGCGTTTTGGTCTCACTGAGACGATTTGGTCTCGGTGAGATATCCCCAGTTCTGGGGAAAACCCTCTGCCTTGATAGCGGGAAACCCTCTAACTTGATCGAGTGAAACCGCCAATCTGGTCCGAGTCGGACAGGTTGGTCTGTCTGGCCGTGCCGGAAATGGCACTTAGTGTTGAAAACGACACAGTGTGTTGATTTCGACACGGTGGTGGCAGGCTGTCGACACTACCAACTTTGGTAATCTCGACCGTTCTGATCGACTTGTGGGGCATCCTGGAAACCCAGCGGTAACCCGGCCGGTTACGGCTGGGTTTCGGCCACAAAAACCCCGCTCGATGGCGGGGTTTGGTGAATTACTGCTTAAGCCGCTTTGCTCGCTAGCCCCCGCACTTCATCGATTCGGTTTTCGGTTTCTGTCAAGCGCTCCGCTAGCGTGCCCAGCGACTTCAGCAGCCAGCCGATGTCGACCGCGGTCTCTTGGCTAAGCTGGTTGGCTCCAGCAGTGAGCGCCATGAGATGACCGATAGCCGAGATCCCGAACCTTATTGTCGCGGCCTCGCCTTCGGCCAGGTTTGAGACTCGCCTCAGCTCCTCGGCCGACATTGCTGAAAGAGTGGCGTCGGAAGGCAGCAGCTCACTCCAGTCAAGGTGGCTCATTTGGCCACCCCGTGGGCCGCATTGAGTTCTTCGGCCTTGCAGTCGAAATGATTCGACCAGTCGCACCCTAGATAGGAGGTCAGACTGGCGAGCGCCTTAGCGCGTGATAGCTGATTGTTATTTAGCGCGTCACGCGTCGCAGCCCCTAGCGCCTCCATCCATTGCAGGATTTCGCGAGCCTGGGTCACGTTGTCGATAGCGTCGATGGGGCAAGCATTGTTTTCAATTGGTGCGTTCATGGTGTTACTCCTGTCGTGGCGCCGGTCCCCCTCCCTAGGTTCACGGTGCCGCGTGAATGTGTGTTGGTTATCTGTCTGTGGATGTCTTACTTGAAGCAGCTCGTCGGTGAGCAAAACCTGTAGTGGGTGGCAGATCTAAAAAGGTGTACAGATTGTGAACACGTAGAACGGATGGGATGGTTCAGTTTCTGAACACGTAGCGAGCCGTCAGAAACAGAGCCGGACGAAGCCGGACGATCCTCGATTTCTACGTGTTCACTTTCTGAACCGGTCCCTGTTCACTTTCTGAACCGGAAGAAATCGAACCGAGCAGGGTGGGCAGCGGCCGCGGCGGTGCATTAGTCGGCGCTACCTCAAGGCCTTTACCGGGGCACTCGTCGATACGTAGCCAAGCCAACGCATAGAGCGCACATCTCGAGCCGTGCCTACTGAACAGGCTACTTCTCGTCTGGACGATCCAGCCGGCGTTCCCTAGTTCGGTTAGCGCCTTCTGTAGGGTTGCAGGCGACCCAATGCCCCATTCCTTCGCCATAGTTCGCGTGGCCGATAAGTCACCGTTGTTTTTGCCGTTGCTCTGCGCCATGAGCTCGACCAGAACAAGCCTGGCGGTTGCTGAGAGCGACCTATAACCAGGTGATTGCACAAGCCTTCGCTCAAGCTTGAAGAACGGCGCCGTCGACTTCTTTGTGGGTTTGCCCGCCATAAGTGCTCTCGGCTGATGCCGGCAGGTTTAGCTGCCGGCACTCGCGTTTAGGCCGCTTCCTTTACAAGCACGTACAGGCCAACCCGGTGAGGTCGGCGACCGCGCTCGGTTGGCTCGTATGCCCATTCGGTGAGAATTCCCCAGCCCTTACGGCGGAGATAACGAACGGTGCTTGGCGGGTGGACGATGTCTAGCTCCTGGGCCGCACGAATCGTCGTGATTGGTCCAGTGCGGAGGGCTTGAACGAGTCGCAACGCCTGCGCCTCAGTTGTGTGGTTTACCGGGGAGGGGATATCTGGCACGATGTGAACCTCGCGTTGGTGCTCGCCAATGTGGTTTTGCTCTGGGCAGAGTTGCAGCTCTGCCTCGAGCGTCCTCTCTTCGTTTTTACTCATACGACCTCCAGTCGATGCGCTCCAAGATTTCGGAGCAGTTCGAGATCCGCCAACTTGGCGGTCCCTGGTAGGTTTAGCCAGCCCAGCACGGCGCCGGCCTTTCCAATCAGTTTCACCTTCAGCGTTTCGGTGTTCACCGAGCGTTCTCCTTTGCCATCCTATTCAGCCAAGCCCGCAATTCCTCGACGAGGATCAGCCGGCGCTTGCCTGCTTTGAAGGAAATCAGATCGCCACGGGCAATAGCTTCATATACGGCGGAACGGGTGGTGCCGGATGCGCGGGCGGCTTCTTCGGGGCCGACGGCAATGGGTTGCAGGGTCGCGAGCTGGCTCATGTTTTTTTCTCCATCTGGCCGGTTGAGTTTGGAGGGAAGGGGTGCGGGCCAGATGTGTGCATCCTATGTGTAAGTAACAGTTGATGCAAGCGTGTCTTGATACTTTCTTTATCGTCGCTTACTCTGGCTGCACTAAGGAGATGGTAATGGCGAACAGATCAAAGAAAACGGTGCTATCGGTTAGGGTGTCCGGCTATGCCAAGTCATGCTTGGACGTGCTTGCAGCTATCGAGCAGAAGAGTCTTCCGGACGCCATCGAGGGTTTGCTTGAGCACGCTTTTGACCGGAAGTCGATCGCGCCGCCGGCATTTATTCGGCAGGACAAGCTCTCAAAGCAAGGCGAGCCGCGGATTCTGTTAGGCGAGCTAATGCGAGCCGTTTGGACAGAGGATTCGGAGCTTTTTAAGCTGAGGCTGCATTTGATTGAGCCTGCAGCGCTCAACGATAGGGATCAGGTCGTTACCGGAACGGTATTTAAGAATCTCGACATCTTCGCTGGTGACGACGATCTATTCGATAAGAGGGCTCGGGAGCTGGTTGTGGATAGCCCGGCAATTCCTAAGCTCAGCCTTTCACTGGTCAGCATTTACTGGCCTTTACTGAATGATTACGCTCGCTTCTTGGCGAACAACTCGCTCAATCTCAGCTTCCCTGATTATGTCGATATGCTTCGCAAAAGCGGCGAGCTCGACGAAATCTTCGAGGTGCTCTAGATCAGCTCCACCGCAGCCGCCTTGCTATCCGGTGCAAGGTGGGCATAGCGCAGCGTCATCTTGATATCTGCGTGTCCTAGCAGATCGCGCACCGTGTTGAGCGGTACGCCAGCCATCACGAGCCGCGACGCGAAGTCGTGGCGCATATCATGCCAGCGGAAGCCGATGATGCCGGCGTTCTTCAGCAACTCCAGCCAGGCCGTTTTAACGTCTGTCATGGGCTTGTCCTTCTCGCCTGGGAAAACGTAACCCGTTCCGCTCGCTTGTTCCTTCCAAGCCTTGAGAGTAGCCAGCGCCTCGGCGTTCAGCGGGATATGTCGCGTCTCGCTGGTCTTCGCCCCTTCGCCCGCTACGGTCAGCGTCTTGCCCTGCAAACTCACGTCTTGCCAGCGTAGGTTGAACACTTCGCCGCGCCGCATTCCCGTATTGAGTGACAGCAGAATCATGGGCTTCAGATGATCTGCGAAGGCGAGGGCGTGAAGATCCGGCAAAGGCTCCCGGTTGCGCTTGGCTCGCCATTCGTTCGCACTGTCACGCTGTGCTCGGGCGATCTTCTCCCGTGCCTCTAGCGCGCCCCTGAGGGCCATAGCTTCCTCTTTCGACAGGTAGCGAATGCGGCCAATCGAATCGACCTTGAGTGCTTTGATCCGGTCGAGAGGCGAGGCGGGCAGGTAATCCCATTCGACGGCGCGGCTGAATACTCCGCTGATGCTGCCCATCTTGCGATTCGCTGTTGACGGCTTGTTGCCTGCATTCAGCCAGGCGGTGCGGATCTGCTCCAGGTCGCGGCCGGCGATCTCATCGAGACGGCGGAACATGATCGGCTCGAAGCTGGTGTTCAGGGTGTGCAGTGTCTTTTCGTGCCCTTTGTGGTGGGCCTCGAACCACGGCATATATTGATCGTCGATGAACTGGCGCAGGGTAGGGAGGCCGGCACCCTTGCGGCCCTGGGAGACTGCCAGCGGTTCGCCGTGCTCGTAGGCATCGGCAAGATATCGAGCGGCATCGGTGCGCGCCTGGGCGAGCGTCAGAGTTCCGACTTGACCTAATGAGCGCTCACGGTTGCGCCCCCAAGTCACCATATAGCTTTTGTGACCGCTGGGCTGGACGCGAATGAATAGGCCCGGCTGCTCGGTATCGTATACGCGGTAATGCTTCGCCTCAGGGGTGAGACTGTTGATTAGCTTTTGAGTGATCTTGGCTTTCAT